TCTTCCAATGGAAGAATAGAAGATAATTCTTTTATAACATTGGATTTTATATAATTAAATCTATTGTAATTCTCATAATTACAATCTATTCGAATAATATTAATTCCATGTTGTATCGCAAGTTTATCCTTCTTTATATCAATCTCCAAACATTCTTGAGCCGATCTACCAAAAGCATCATTATATCCATGTCCTAATCCACCATCAGTTTCTATAATATATTTTTGATTATTATATATAAAATAAAAATCATATTTATATGGTTTTGCCCATTCGGGAGAATATTGATATTTATATTTTATATTTAGTTGTTTTAATATATTAGCCATTAACTTTTCAGGATAAGGAAATCCATCATTACATGTTAAACAAGGAACATGTCCAGCTTTAATATAATCAACTACACGAGACTTATATATTTTCCCACAACAAGGACAAACTAATTCAACTATATCTTTACAAGACTTTGTTACATGAATTTTAGACTGGTCTTTAAAATTTTTTGCCAACTCTGGAAATGATTCATCTACATAAGTAAATTGTATACTCATTATTTCCTCCACACAAAAATAAGAGACCACATTTCGCAGTCTCTTTAATTTGTATTTGCAAGTGATAGGAGTAACGCCCTATCATGACTTACTTGCATAGGAGGATGGGTGGTAGTTATCCACCATATCCTCTATATATTTATAGAGGCAGAGTAGGAGAGTATAACTCATCCTATTATCTCTTTACGGAGTTATCCACTCCACCATATTAAATTGTTTACTTCTTAAAGATTCCGCCGTATCTACCTTGAGTTAACTCAGAACCTTTCTTTGATAAGTTACCAAATAGTTTAACGCCTACGTCTTTCTTCTCAGATTCATCAGCATTAAACTCAATCTTGTTATGCTTTGCGAACTCAAGTAAACACTTATCAAGTTCTTTCTCAAGTTCTTCTTTGCTCATTGAGAAATATGTATCTCTCTTGGCAAGATTCGCATAAGCCTCAGTATCTTTGATTTGTGCATAATCTTCAGACTCAAGAAGTTTTATCTTGTCTGGTTCAGATTCATACTGGGCAAGTTTGCTTTCGATAGAAGCGTAGTTAGACTTCATATTCTCAAGAGATTTAATTTCGTCCTCTGTAAGATACTTAACATAAGTTTCAACTCTATCTCCAACAAGACTATATACATCTTTCTTTACAGAATAAGACTGTCTATAATGCTTACCACCAAACCACTGATGCATCTCTACAACTTTCTTCTCTTCATCAGCATCTACAGAATAAATATCATTATCTGCATCACTGTATGTTGAATTTACTAATTCATAAAGAGCATTGAGTTTTTCCATCATAGTGGAAAATGTTTTCTTTCCATTGTCGGTATTGATAGTAAGTTCAACAGAATACTTTTTAGAATCAGCAGTATCGTCATCATCACGCTGACCAAGTGGAATTGTTAATTCTCCTTCGTCCTCATCATCGTCATTACCTTCTTCACCTTCTGACTGTCCTTCAGTTTCACCGCCTTCAGTTTCACCGCCTTCAGTTTCACCCTCAGGCTCTCCACCTTCAGTTTCACCGCCTTCAGAATCCTGATAGAAGTCTGTTCCATCGTTACCATCTTCACCATCAAAGTTCTCCGTAGAAGGAGTTCCCTTGATTTCCTCTTCAGCTTGTTCATCGAATTCTTTCTTCAATGCTTCAGTTCCTCCTTTCTTCGAAGTATTTTGATTTATATTAAGGTTATCTATTTTCTCATTGAGAGCAGATAACATCTCAATAACCATTTCATTCTGTGAGAATACGCTGTTATTCTCTTTACTAAAGTCAGCAATATCTGCGCGACTTCCTAGCATTCCTTCTTCAATTGGAGTGCCGTCATCATCTCGTCCTAAAAGTGTCGAACCAGATAGATAAAAAGAATTTAATTCAAGTTGCTTTTCTTTAGCATTAAAAGACATATCTTCAATAACTAACTCACAACTATTCTTTGTCCAACCTTTATTCCGAATAATATCAGCGGCTTTAGTATATTCTTCCGCAATATATCCATATGCACAAAGATAATCTTTGTCCGTATCATCGTCATGTTCCCAAAATGGTTTCTCTGAAGAAAACGAACCAACTTGTTTTTCTATATAATTGATCTCAGGTTCACCTTCATCATTCTCGATTATTTCCATTTCGTGAGATTTGAAATCCCAAGTTCCGTCATCTAACTGATGTATTGCAGCAAGTATAGGTCTATCAGCAATAGTAGCAGAAGCCTTTACTGCAGATTTATGTGACACAAAACTTTTATTTCGATTGAGTCCATCATGTAAAATTCTGAATTTCAATCTCATCATGCCACGATGGTTATCATCGGAATTATCTTCGATTTCAAATGTTGTAGGAACTTGAACGGCTAATGGTTGACCATATTCTTTAGCACTAAATTTTGTAAGTTTGTTTTGCATACAAAACTGTACTAAATCGTCAATCGTAAGTAATTTTTTCTTAACCATTTTCGATTCCTTTCTATATAAAAATAATAAAAACACGGAGCAAGCCTATTACAGCCTACTCCGCAACCGTAATCAATACGGCTCTCTCCTTATATGTGCCTCCATTGGACACTTCATTGAGAGGTGTGGAGACTTCTGTCATATGTCACACCGTGGTACGCTTAAATCAGAGGCGTGGTGAGAACTGTTCAATATAATTTCTCGCAACAACGGCAGTAATTGCAGTTTACTGCCGATTTACCCTTTGCGAGTCTCGGTATTTTCTTTTCGGATTTCTCCTAGCTAGGGTAAGCACACCGTAACTTACGGTAGAACCTCCACGTAAGAGCCTAGCAAATCTTACGCTTCAACGGTTAACGAAAATGTCACGAATAATATATTATTTTCGTGACAAAATCTCAGCTCAACCTACCAATAGGATAGGTGAGTAAGTAGATATATGGACATCCGATATTGAAGCGTTTTACTGCTCTTCACAAACCATATAAACACCTACGTGAAACGTGCCTCCTCGGAATAGGGCTACACCAGTGCCATCACGCACCTACGTGTTTAGGTCTTTTCGTTGACCACCTATATGGGTTTAACGTCTCCATACCGACATCATAATCCTCCGTTATAGCATAGGTCGAGGAACACCTACCGCACCCGTTCTTGGATTACTCCGCACATTTCCTTACTAGGGCAAATGACTTAAACCCCACCTCTTACATTAATCCGAGCGTGGTACTCGGCAGTAGAGTTATCGCGCATTAAGGTTAACTTCGCTTACCTCGTTACTGTCGGTTAAGGTTGCCGACTCCTATGTTGGATAGCTGACAACATATCACCTATTGCCGAGCGTTCATGGTATATTTAATGTCCCCCACTAGGGAAAGAGGTGCTATCCGTATCCCCTTATCTTACATTGCTAATTCGCAATGTTGTATATTATTTATTTTTGCGAAATGCTATTGATTACGTGAACGTTCCCCTGAATCAGAAAGATCACCTTCGTCTACTTGTGGTCTTCCCTGTCCAGTCTCAGAAGTATATCCGTCTTCAGTACCACTCTGGGTATAGGATGAATTAAGAGGAACTAATTTATCACTAAGATGTAATAATTCTTCCTCAACATAATTCATAGCAAGAGTATCTTTCTCATTAAATCCGTTAAGTGTATTGATTGCTAATTTGGTTGGTAATCCATACTGACCAGAAGAAAGTAATTGTTCTCTGTAGTCTGCTTTTGTATAAACAGATATAGGCATGAATCTTACCTTACAATCATTTGCTTTTTCATATCCTAACATTCTTGTTACCCAAGATTGAATCTGAGGTAGAAGAGAAGAAATAGCAAATTCTGTGTTGGCAATACAAGCCATCTTAAATGCATAGGTATTATTAATTGTCGCGCCGTTTAATATCTCAGCACCACCCGCAGTATTGAGGACTTGTTCTGTCGCCTTAGATACTTTTGTAGTATCGGAAGCCTTGTCGTCATCAAAGTTTATTTCATGAATTTGTCCCGGAACAATCGCAGTAGCAATATAGTCTGGTACAGATTCTTCAAATTTGTCATAGTATGGCAATGCTAATTCCGGATCGATTTTCCAATCATCAATAGTCTTACTACCTGATATTGTTTCAAGTTCATACCATAACATTTTGTATACACTAGCTTCATCACCAGCAGCTTGTACATCTTCAAGATCTGAAAGATTAATTATTGAGTTAAATATTCCAGTAAATGGTGGAACTATTAACTCATAATCTTCAGCCCTAAATTTCATACATACTTGAATCTCTGGTGGAAGCACTTGCCACTTTTCACCAGTACGTTCATAATTCTTCCATACTTCTTCAAATGCATCAGGCAAGTATTCAACTAACTCTTGTCTGTTTCTTAACCAAGAAGCATCGAAATAAAAAGAAAAGTCTCCAGTCATATATTTACCAGCTATTTTACAATAATCCGCTGGAAGTTGCATATGAAATACACCAGTCTCATCATGTAAGTAAATACCATAGTAAATATCTTGAACAAAGCATGTAAAGATAATTGGCAAAAATTCTTGCTGAAGTCTCATAAGAGATACTGCATCAAGAGTATTTTGATAAGCCTTCAAAACTTTGTCCGGATTATTTTCCTTAACTAAATCATACTTTGGAATTATACTTCTACAATCAAGACAGAACATCTGTGAAAAGAAACACATGATTCTATAATAAATATGAGAACGATAAAGAAGATACCAACTTAATGCTCGTAAATTCTTTTCGTTAGAACCTATGTTCTGTAAATACAATCTAAGTTTTTCTTTATCAAATGTACTTATAGTTTTCTTATATGTCTTTCCAACATCTCTCAATTGTTTAAGTAGCTTATCCTTGTCTTTCTTGCTATCGAAAGAAGTTAACAGATCTAACTTATCTTTATTTTGACCGTACCATTCTTTGATTTCTGCTACGGTTGGTTGTGTTGGTGCTTTATTTGACACCTTAGAAGTTTTCGATTGTGCCATCTAGCACCTCCTTCATCTGCCCACTATCTTAGCTGGGCGTATTTTTAGTTTTGATAATAAATCATTTGTATTTTGTTTTGGTTTGAGTCCCTTACTTAATTCTTGTAAGAGAGCATAACCATACTGTAAGGAACTATATCTATCCTTACGCATTCCAGCTTTTTCCTTAACCTTGATTAGTCCATTACTTGTATCATGTGTTAAGTTTATTAACTCGTTTATTAACAAAGTAGTCTGTACATAAGGCATCCTCATACTAGCCTGTTGCATTTCAGAAAGAGTACCATAACCTCTTATCTTAGAAAGTTTTTCTTCAATGTTTGTATCAGGCAGCAAAAGATTAATATATTTGTTTTGGAATCCTGCTCTTAGAGCTAATGTCATATCATTATTACTACGAGCATTTGCTTTAATAGCATATATAACTTTAGGCGCATTCTTTACTTTACATCTATCCTCAAGATCTGGATTGTTCATTACATTTAATGCACCATATGTTTCGTTATATACTGGATCATATCTATCAGCACCCATAATATAATCCAATACGGCTTGTCCAATCAATTTGTTAACTTATAAGTTTTTTATCTTATAATTCTAATAGTTTTTATTCCTATTAGTTCAGCATATCTTTTTATCTTTTTTTACTTAGGAATTGTTCTAATTGTTGTTTGGTATTATTTTTCTTTCCAAACATGGAATGAAAATTCATATGACATTGTTGACATAATGTAATTCCATTATCTTCCTCATATCTCATTTCAGGATAATCATTCCAATTAAATATATGATGTGCTTCTAATCTAATATATTTACCATTTCCATTTCGAGATCCGCATTTTTGGCAAGTAAATAAATCCCTATTAAAAACATTTTTTCTCCATTGTCTATACTTGGGAGTTTCCCGTTCTGTTCGTTTATTTTTTATTTTGTCACCAATCCATACAGGACTTAATTCTCCAGAATGTTGTTGACTCCAAAGACCGCCATAGTTTTTTACGCCATATCGTTCTAGTTGGGTTTGTTGAGATTTTTCAACACATTTGCGAATTTGCATATTATGTTCTACTCCAAAATTATCAATATAATATTGTTTTATTTTGTTTTGAACATCCTTATTTCCAAAGGGATTATCACATCCATATTTTATTAAATTTGTTTGTTTTATTTTCTCATTAATTTTATCTACATTACGAATATTGTAAGTTCCAAATTTATTATACAAACTTTCTTTGGCTTTTATTTGAAGACAGTTTTGACAACAATCTGTGCAAAGATTGCTTTTATTTCGTTTTCGATTATATGTCTCCCATTCTATTTGTTTTATCTTATGACAATAATCACATTCATATTCAATAATAGATCTACTTCCATTCGTTAAATCCTTAATATCAACTTCAAATTCATCTCCCATTTTTGTATATATATACCCTAAGTCTTCGTAATGTTTCTTTGTTTTAGAATTCCATTTAACCTTTGCAGTTTTACTAATTAACATTTTATTTACCTCTTTTCTATATAAAATAAAAAAGAGGTGGTTGGTATTTATCCAACAATTCCTCTTTTAAAAGATAGAGCGACCTCGTGGGTAGATTATATTCTGTTTTACAGGTTCACTACCTATGCGTTGCCCCTGACTATGCTTTTAAACATAGCCTTCGGTTCGGATTAGCATTTCAGCCTCCCCGCTTAATTTCGCTCTTTTCATTATATTGTTACCAATATAAGCGGCATCGCTACCGTTCGCATCAATTGCTAAATAATCACAATCATATTGATAGAATCTTCGTAAAGTTTCTAGTCCTAATTCTTCGGTAGTTAATCCTTCGCAAGTACTAATATTGACAATGTTATCTATATATTCATTTGAACTTGTAGGAATACCAGAGTGCAAAATAAAAGCACTCGCATCGTTATTATGTCGTTTCGATGCCAAGAGTGCTATATCCAACGAAAGTATTCTTATTTCTTCATTTTTCTTTTCAGGCATCTTTGCCTTAGTTAATCTATAATAGTCTAGGTCAAATAAACAATCTCCAATTATTCTTTGCGCTTCCAAAGTTTTATAATCAAAGAGAGCATTATCAGCACTACCATAAAAGATTCCCTCACGCTCCATCATAAATGAAATATCACTAAATGTAGCCTCAGACATTTCGTTAATTATTTGCTGTCTCATTAACAATCCTTCTTTAATACTCAACATATACGGAAGGTCACATACAAAATAATTCAGTCGAGGATCTAACATATTAGCAGTATAGGCTTTAACTTTTTCATACATCTCAGAAGCAGAATAAAAAGCTGAAGATAAATAAAACTCTTTATTCATTTCAGATAAATGAGCATACTCTGGTTTTCTAAGATAACCCGGTTGTCTTGGAGCAGCATTCATAGGACGAAGAATAGTATCAACTATTTTTTGTGGAACAAGTCTACTCTCATCAATAATGAGAATATTTGAACGAGCGCCTCGAGAACTTTCTCCCGCCACAACAACTCTTATCCAAGAACCATTTTTAAAATATACAAAACAATCATTCTGTCCAGTACTTACTCTAGATATTTCATTTCGCAATAACGAAGATTTTTGCATAAAATCATCAGTTATCTTTAATATGATTTCTTTACCTTGCTTAAATGTATAACTACAACAAATTATTTTACTTCCCGGATAAAGAATACACCTACATACAGCAAACAAGCCTACTAAATACGTTTTTCCCAATCCTCTTGAAGCCAAAAAATAAAATGCATCATAATGCATCATTGCCCATATAAGTATCTTCTGAAATAACTTGAGATGGATACTCAAAAACTCTTCGCAAAATCTTTGTGGATTTGCTCTGTAATATCCACACCTCTCGTCAATAATATTCATTATTCTTTCTGTTTTATCTTGACGTATCTCGGTATCTGTCTTATTATTTCTAGCCATTATTTATCACCGCCTTCAGTTCCAAACAGACGATCATAAATATCACTACTAGTACCTTCCTCAAATTCATCTGGTTTTTCAACGACATACTTTGCAATTTCTTCGTCATACTCTTGAGTAAAAACGTTAGCCTTTAAACCTAATGCTTTACTTAACCAACCAGTAAACCAAACTCTTATATATTTACCAATACCATCAACATCTTTAAATTCTTCGGATGGTTCTGAAATAGGTCTTTCGTTTTCCCACTTTTCAATAAGTTGTCCAAATGTTAAACTGTCAGAAGCTGAATTATCTACATTCTGCTTTGGCTGCAAGTTTGCGCTATTCATAAGAGTGTCCAAAGACTTTAATTTATTAGTAACGTCTTTACCAACTTTTCTGTCTTTATATATATCAAGTAACTGAGAACAAATCTGTACTACATAAGTCTGTTGAGACTTAGAGTCTACCTGAGTTCTCGCACACCAATCATCATACTGATCTTGAAGATATAAATAATCCTCATTGCTAAAACCACTACCAAATAGTTTGACTATCTCTTTTCTTGGTTTTCTTTTTGCTAATTGCTCATCATCAGGATTGCCTAAATCTCCAAACTCTGAATTTTCAAAAGTCATACCTTTATACTGTGGTAAAGACTTGATAATTGTTATCATATGTTGATAAGCGGTAGAACGATTCTTTTCTCCAATAGCTTCTTGAGTTGTCTGTAATGCTGATTGATATACAGAATCAATAAAAGGTATATCTAACATCTGAAATACTTTTATTGTCTTTTCTCTGTTGTCAACATATATTTTATTTTTCTTATCATAATCAGTAGCCATCTCTATTAATTTCTTTTTGCAAAGAGGATATAGACCACTACCAAAACGTTTATCATTATAAAAATTATTTGATGCGTGAAATTCATTACAACCATGACAGTAAACTAAATCACCATCCATTATCTTTCCATAAACTCCACTTATTTTTTTGGCGTAATCCTTAACGGCTTTTACACCAAGCATCTGGATTTCCGCATCACCTTTTCGATCCATAAGGTAAGCCATTAATATTCACCATCCTTTTATTCAAAAATTAAAATGCCAAATATTGCACGTTAACATCAAAAATCAATATTAACAAGACAAATATGACACTCTACACTTCATCCTTAACTAATAAGGCTTATACTTTTTGCCTTTCGCATTAAGATTTTTGGAACTCGTTCCTACTCATCACTCATCCGAAGATAACTGTCTTTCACTTCACTATCCGAAGAATAGAAGAGGGCATTTGTTTGTTATTTAAAAAAAGAATTAAGGACGATCTTGAGAATATCAGTTGTACACCATCAATTCCTAGATACGTCCGTATAAGAAAAATATTTTTCTTCAATCCATTGCTACGCCTTGGAGTTGAACCAAGTTAACCATGGTTATGAGCCACAGCCAGATATCCGACCTGCCGCCAGCTATAAAACAGCGTGGGATTATCTAGTACTCCCACGCCATGTATACTAACTAGAATCCGCCCCCACCGTAAGTGTGGCAGCTATTGTCGTAAGCTTATTGCCCGTAAAGGGCGTTGTTATTCAATTAAAGCACCATCAGAATTGAAGGTATAATACTTTAATCCAATTCGAACTTTACCAGTAACCATATAACCATCTTTGCCGAAGTAGTACCACTTGCCGTCTATCTTAGCCCACTCATTCTTTGGATACCAACCAGTTGTAGTTCCTTCGATCCACCAACCTTTATTATTAGATTTCCACTGATAGGTCTTAAGATCCCAAGCTCCATTGTTATCAACATAATAAAGATTCTTATCATTTTTATAATTATTTGACTTGATATATTCATCACTAGCCATATAACCATTTTCATTAAAATAATACTGAACCCCATCAATAGTTTTCCAACAATCATGAGGATATGTTCCATCGTTATTCATATACCACCAACCAGTTGAATCTTCATTCCAACCAACTGTATATGTCTTTGTTAATTGGGCATTAACTTCATTAGCTATCTGCCCCATGCGACTATAAAGATAGTCTCCCGGACACGCTTTGTTTTTAAAATCTCGATGAACAGTCATATTACAACCATTTTTATGATTAACTCTATCTAATTTATTTGTAGACCAAACAAGTTTCTGAATACCATTTCGTTTACAAATATCAACTAATAATTTAATAAGTGAATTATATACTTTATTGTTCACCGCATATGGATCTTTTGTGTCCGAAGCACACTCTATTGTAATAGCACGTTCATCATTTGCCCTGTTTGATGTGCATTGAGAAGCCTTGCTTTCGTCAACATATAAGGCAATTCGTCCATCTGTTCCTATTCCATAATTAGAAGAAGCATCAGCACTATCCTTAGCAAATATATCTCCACAAGTTTCCACGGATAGCTGTCCTACCATACAATGAATCGAAATAGTATCTATTACATGAGTTCTTTTACCATATGTATTCGGTGAAAGTTTAGTATATGAAATTAATTTACTATTGCTCATATTAACCTCCAATCAAACCGAAATTATTTCAGTTCCACATTATATATTGCATCTATACCATCTTCGTCACAAACAAGAACCGTCTGATTTGGTTTTCCAGTTAATCTCTTTTCAATGGTATAACTGTCTCCAGTACCTGCAAAAGAACCACCTTGAATTACCTTGACACCATTAACATCTGTGTTCATAGGATAATGGTTATGACCATTCATAATTGCATAAGGTATTCTGCCAAGCATCATGCTAAGATTGCCGACACCAGTTTTGTTGAGCACATCATAGTCACCATGTACTGCAACATACTCCTTGCCGTATAATTCAAATACAGATATACCTGAATCAATGCGATTATAATCATCATCATGAACTTTGATAGTATCAATATGAGAAGTCATCTGTTTAATAATCCAAGTAATAAGATTATCTAAACGCTCGTCATGAACTGCAGCATCTTTGTTTGCAATGATTCTGCTGTGGTTTCCCGCGCACTCATAGATATTTACAAATCCAAAGTTCTTCGCAAGTTCAACACAGAACCAAGTTATAACTTCTGATGCAATCTTAATCTGTTCAATAACATTTTCTCTATTAGATACTTGAATAGTGTTATGAATATTTCCGCTAATTTGGTCACCGAGTAAAACAACATTAACCATTACAGACTTATGTCTCTGACCAATTTCGATAGTCTTATTAAGTAATTGATTAAGTCTACTCTTGAGAATATCAGTATCATACTGTCCAAAAGCATTATTAAATGTCTGTCCAGTATGCATGTCAGAAAGCATAACTATTAATGAGTTATCCCCTTTATTAACTTTGACCTTATTATCAACTTTAAAAGAAGACTTTCCAATTTCCTGCAGTTCTCTTTCGAGATTATCAAGTGTTTCCTCAACTCTCGCCTCAATACGGTTTTGCTTATTCCAACCGTTACGCTCATCTCTAAAAGCGACTTTGGCTTTTTCGAGTTCACGGCGTTGGTCGTTGAGTTTATCAGTATAATCATCCTCATCAAATCTGCTAAACACACCAGCTTCATAATATCTCTTTGCTTGCTGATATGGTTTTCTATAAGCAGAAGAGGAACGATATTCATCTTCGTCTTCTCGACATTCTTGATTGATACATTCGGTAAGTTCTTCCCAATCCATATCAAGAACACCTGAATCTTTCATTTGGGCAACTCGCCATATGTATTGCTCTTCATTTTCATTGTCGAGCTTTTTCAATTGATTATTCACGATAATATATCTCCTTTTACTCATAAATAAAAAGAGTATGGGCTATGTACCCATACTCAGTATCTGATCTATGTTCTCTAACTTATCAGTAGCAAATCCAAACTCAAGCTGCTGCTCACTATTAAGCCACCAATCTTTATTCTTATACTTTCTCCAAGTCTTATCATCAATTCCACTTTGAGACATAATATATTCGCCCATATTCTTTACTTGTTCGTCCCAAACTTTTTGTTGCTCCTTGGACTGATCATAATTACCAGATGTTCCACCGCTACCCATATGAGTCATACACCATGAGTGTGGAAGAGTGAAGCGCTTTTCTCCAGCAAGAAATATCATACATCCGCCAGAGAGTGCCTGTCCCATATTAACCGTCCACACAGGAATACGACTTATCTTTATGGTATCAATGATTGAATAAGTTACATCTAGTAATCCGCCAATAGAATTGATCAATAACACAATTGGACTATTGTTTGTTGAATGCATATTGTATCCTATGATACTCTTAGCAATGTTATAATCCCAATCTGTTATTTCTCCGTCTATAGTTAAAATACGATTAGTATAGAAATCCCAATAGTTGTATTCTCCTGCATCAGGTAACTGCATACTTGGAATTTCTCCTGTTGTACAAATTTCTGGAAGTGTTAATTCAAGATCGTTTAGCATATTCTTTATTTCCTTTTATTCATTATTCCGACTTTACGGTTGTCTTAGCGACAGTTTGTTCTTTATATTTATTCAGTAGTCTCTTTACCTTAGGATTCTCTGTAGCATAATAATGTCTACGAGTAGTACTCGCATGAATGTCACTATGCCACTTACATCCCTTAGATAATAAATAATCTTTTTCGTTTTTACTTATCTTTATCATTATTCCTTTTCGTCCTTTACAATCAAAATAACCCCCACGTTCCGCATCGTTGAGAGGCTTGGGGGTTCTGTTCTAAATTAATATTGTCATCCCCCGACCACCCGGACGGTAGCCGAGGAACAACGTTACAGGAGGTATATTATTCCAAAATAGCAGAATCAAGATCACGGAAGAAATTACCAAATCTTGCTCTAGCAAACTTGTACTCATTATTGTATGTAGATGGATATACCACCATTCCCGGAAATACTTGAGTAGACTTTCCGTCTTCGAGATTACCACGAACTACACCAGCGCTACTCTTAAGTACTGCGGATATGTCGTGTTGAGCATAACCAGTATCTTTCGAAATTTGTCTAACGAATTCTGAAAAAGCTATCTTTTCCTGTCTCATCCTTTTAATCCTCCTCAAATATTGTACTTCCAATTGTTGAACTATTCTCACCTAGTAATATACGGTAATATGGCTTATAAGTAACCACATCCTTGCCGTCACTATCTTTTAATGTAACTTTCTTACCCTTACACTCTGGATTGTTACAAGATAATATATTTGTTCCATATGAATAGTGCAATTGTTCCTTACAATAAGGACAAGTACCTAGAAATTTTTCACGTTGTGATGCGAGTTTTTGTTTATCTCTGGTAACTCGTCTTAATGGTTTCATTCCCATTTCTTCTACAGCAAAGTCCTCAAAAGAGTAATAAACCTTGCTTTTCTCTGTATTATTCATATCCTTTTTCTCCTTTAATCATATTAATAGAAATTTAATTTCCACTTCTATCATTAGCTCGGAAAATGCTATATAAAAAAATAGGGGATTAAGCCGTATTTTTTGAGGTTTACAGAAAATCGGTATTACCTTTTTTAAAGCATTTTAGTAGTAAATCGGGGTTTAAATCATATAATATCTTGAGCAACAGTGGGCGGTTCTTACTTAATTTTGACTGTATATTGTTTTTGTTACTGATCATATTTGGAGTCATTAAGAAACATCTATTAACCAGCCAAGACATCAAGCCCACATATTTATTCGGTAAACTAATTCGCTTAATATCTTCAAGCAAATCCTCGTAATCACTACGCAGTAATAAATAATCGTTATAATCTTTTTCTTTATTCTTTTTCTTATCCTTATTAAACTCAGATAATTCCAAACTATATTTCTCAATAAGTCCTTCAATACTCTTAGACTTCTTTTGTGTCTCATTGTTTTCATGACAGATAAAAAACTCATTAATAGGAATGGTATCATTTTTAAATCCAGCTTTGCCAATAGTGAGAGAGTGTACCACATTCATTGGACATTGAAGGTTATAGTTAATAAGATTCTTGTTACAATCTCTGCGGATGTCTCGCCAAAATGCGGGATAACCATTTTGTTTTATATTTATTTTTTCTTTAATGTTTTTAATTTCATCACTTATTGAAATTAAAAACGCTCTTTTTGTTGAATCTATCGCCGCTTGACAAATAACACTGAGTTGCGAAGCATAATTATCATACTTTAAATTATTAGTTGTATACCAATAAGATAAGCATATTTGAGCAACATTAGTGCTTTCTCCAATATCTCTTTGGGATGCGGCAAGTTTATTATCTATAATAGCTTGATTATATAAAGTATTATCATATATATTTTTTTCTTTAGGAATATTATTTACTATAGTATAAAATTTTTTATAACATTCCTTTGCTCTTTCTGTTATTTGACTTTGATTTGTTACATATATTGAATCAGAATCTTGATCTGTAGTTATGTTATCCTAAAGTTTTTTATCCTTTAGTTCTAATATTTTCATATTAGCTCAGACTATATCTTCACCTTCAGCATTATCTGTTCAGGTGTTCGGCACTCGTGTTGGGATTATTGGTATCCGTCCTCACCCATTAGTCGTTGAACCTTCCGAAGTACTATTGCGGATTTCCTTCGGCTTGGCTGCGGATTAGCATATAAATAATAATTATTCTTTAATGATTATAATATTGTTTTCTAGTTGTTCCTTTTGGAATATTAACTATTTCATCAATCGTCCAACCAGCTCTATATCTATCTGTTATATTATTATGATTCATCGTTTTATCTTTACATATACTAAGCAATTCATATGAATTATATTTCTTTCCATTATATTCGAATATAATATCTTTTTGTTTTTTCGGTGTTGATATGGCTTTTTCTATATCCCAATGATGTTCGTTAATTCTATTAGTTATATTAGCTGACGACAATCCTAATTCCGGATAAATTTGAGATAACTGATAAGAATTATATAATTTCCCATTATATTTATATGTTGGTTCAACTATTCCAAAAGGTTGTTTTTTAGTTCCTTTAGGTTGTCTTAACGCTCTTTCTATATCCCAACCTCTACGTAATCTTGCACCAATATCTCTTCCATTAACACTTGTATCTGCAAATTTATTAGCTAATTCATCCAATGTATATAATTTTCCGTTATATTCTCTTAACATTGTTTTTTCATTAAATGGAATAGTAACAACATCCTCAATACTCCAACCTCTTCTTATTCTACTAAATATCCCTAAAGGAGTAATTCCCGTTCCATTTAATTCAGCTAATTCATATATAGTATATTTATTACCATTATATTCAAAAAAATTATATTTTTCGAATTGAGGTGTTTCAAATGTGTCTTCAGGACTCCAACCAGATTCTAATCTATATCTAGCACATCTGTAAGTTATAGAATATACATTTATATTTTTATCTTCTAATAGTTGATATATTGTATAACCTTTACCTTTGTAATTATATACATTTGGACATCCATATCCTAATTCACCACCAGGATTTATATTATATCCATCAATTATAGAATTATATTGTTCTATGAGTTCTTGCTCTAATTTCATAGCTTCTTCAGCAGTTAATTTATCTTTATATATTATGTGTTTAATATTGTCCCAACCATATTTTTGAATTGCTTTATAAACATATTGGGTTTTATATCCTTCACCATTTTTACCCCATCTACGATCAGTAGACATTTTTGTTAAACCTATATAATGCTTTCCATTAGGAAATTTGTGTATATAAACTGTATAATTATTATTCATATATTCTCCTTTGAGAATAATTATTATTTACTTAGCTTTCCCGCAATTCACCGAATATTTTTTACGCACATTCCTGTACGCTGACCCAGTATGTTAAGCCATTATTTCGATCCTGAAAATCTGTATTTAACATGTTAATAGCAATTATTTGTTTGCCTAACTTAAAGTATTCTTCCCATATTGGATGATATCTATTATGTAAGTATCCCAAATTGTGACAACTATTAAATGGTGATCTAAACTCCGCTAGATATTCTCCATCATTAAACCTCGCCGTATAACATTGAATACATCCATCTTCGGATTCAAATGTTGGATCTTTATTGGGGTCTTCACCTACCGAATGTAATAACATTGCATATGGACTGCCCACAATTACTAAGTTATCTCCGTTCTGTACTATATGTCCTGTCTTTATATCAAGTAAGTAATTCTGTATGATAGTCGAACGCCTCTCTCGGAAATAATCGCTACGGACAAAGTCGGGATTATGTTTGCAGAGTGCAAGTAATACCTCGTAGTCACTCATGAAGTTTGCATTACGTCTCAAGAACTCAAAGAATATATTATCATCATTCTTTAATTTCTGCATATACTCTTTAGTATCTGTCAGCACATCATCCATTATATCTGTAGATAGGGCGTTAACCATTTGATAACTCATGCGCTGCATATCACCCATCTTGGATTTATGTGCGGTCTTAACTATACCAAAGTTATTATTCAGTTCTCGAACTTTCTCTGACCAATATTCATAAGTGATTCCATCAAACTTTATCCACTTAATTGCATTGTCGGTGGTTATTAACTTAATGTTCTTGGCAAGATGTTCGTTGCCCCACATATCTATAACTACCGCAGTTTCGTATTCGTCACCAAAGTAATCTCTGAAGAACTTCTGAATCTTTGTGCAGAATGCTGCAGCTTTGAAGAAGTGTTGGCGGAGCAGTATATATCCATTTCCCCAATCAGGAAAGATACTTTCGTCTATCAGTGCTTGTCCATCAAACAATGCATTACATACTTCGTAGTTTTTCTTCGGTACAGATATACAATGTTTATTTGAATCTATCTCGATGCTGATAACATCCGTGTTACAGAATGAATCAACATCTTTGAGAACTAATATATCTTCGGGTGGTATAGTTACCTTACCTTCGATACTACTAGTAATAAGTGACTGATACGCCCCAATCTCTACGATAGGAGAGTTCTTCTTTGGTATCTTGATACCCATCGTAAGAAATTGGTGAGCCTTCTTGTAAAGGGATTTACGGATAAACATACAAGATCCCTTCTTGGCTTTTCCGGGAGTACGATAAAGCATTACATAATGTATAACCTCGTAATCCCACTCCTTGGTTTTCTTATTATACTTTGGGTATTTTATGTCAACACCATTGGTATAATATTCAATTCGTAATTCCTCTTTAGTCTTCTTGATGTACTTATCTTCATTCTGCAGGGCTTGGATATACATATTTTCAATACCCTTGCGCTTATGATAAGCCTTCATGATCTGTGCCTGATGCCCTTGGCTCTTTGCTTTCTTATATTCAATTCGCGCCTTGACAGCAAGCTCCTTTAAATGCTTTGTTTCATCCTTAAAGGTTCGCGACCCATATTGGAAGTCTATACAGATAATATCTCTGGTTGAAACTCCCTTATATATCTTGAGTCCGTTTTCCTTCATGTAATCTAAAAATAAACTATTGGTCAGCATCGCTGGGGTAGTATCATAAGCATATCTCGTACCTTGAGATACCCCCCATATACTGCCAGCCATATAGTTCAAAATCTTGAGTCCATATTCTGACATATGATTCTCCTTTCAATTATTTATTTAATGCATTCCATAGATCTTCTATTGTTCCAAGCGGTATATCCGTACCATCTGTATCTGTTACGCACCCAACCTTCCACTCTCGCCCAAAATCAATCTCATAACAGAAATAGGAGATTAGTCCATCGTAATCTTTCATTATCTGGGTTAATAATCTTAATAACTCATCATCACAACTTGGATAATCTAAAATGGCTGTCTGAGAATATGGGTGGTATTTATCTATTAACTCAACGCTTTCTCTTTGATAATCCCACACATCACGCATTGATTTAATACAATCAATAAATAATTCTTTGTTAATTATCAATTTAATTTCCTCCTTTATCTTTTTCTTCTGCTTCGTAAGTCAAATAACTTAAACGTCCATTCGAGGTGATCATTTCGCGAACCCATATATACTACATAAGGATTTACTATATAACAATCAAGATGATATTCCGTGTCGTCAACTACTCGCCTTATGAATGGTAGTCGGTCAATAACAAAGTGCTTTAGTTCTTTAAGAAAACGGTCGCTGTTCTCTACTGTTCGGTTACAGATACGGCATATCTCATAACCTGAGAGTGGTTCGATTTTTGTGTGGTCAAACTCTAGTACAGTTTCCTTAGTACAGAGAATATTATTATATTTATTTATATATTCAAGTAGTGGAACTATTTTGCCTAGCATGGCGTGATTGCGGGGAGTGGATTGTTCGTACAGTTCTCTTACCCCCTTATCTATAATACGTGCTGACTTACCTTTGAACTCGTCCGGCAACTTCTGCTTGCGAATATAATATTCTAGGTTGACGTAGTAAACGTCATCAACTTTATAGATAAGATTATAGTTCTCAAGTTCACCAACATCTGATCCAGCTGTCTTTGGATTTAAGTTGAGTATTCTCTTAAAATCTTTGTGGAGTACGTCTTTACCCTTGAAGTTTAATTTGCCATCTTTGTCGGCAAAGGTACAGAGATATAAGTATCTGAATGCGAGAGCAGTGTTGTCATTCGTTATCTTCAGCAACTTGCGGTAATTCACAAAGTAAAACTCTCCGAGGATTTCGGTAAAGTCGATACGCAGAACGTTCTCTTGCTGCATCTGTCTGAAGTACTGCCTACGCTTTTCGCTGAGTTCGCGCTGCTTGACCATCTCCTGTTCGGTGATATAAACTCCACCTTCGAGCTTCTCCCCAAATTCGTCTACACCGTATAGAACTTTTCCCATGATTCTTCTCCTTTTCGTTTACATAATAGTGGTTAGTGTCGTTTAACCTAGTCATTGAATTCCCATTCTTGGCTTCGACCTAGTCATTGAATTCCCATTTTTGAAACCCCCAATGTGCGATTTTCTTAGCTTTATTCGGCAAAGTCTGCATTTTCGCTATATATGTTATGTATTGCCTTGGAATTTAATTTTCCCCTTTACCACATAGTGGTTGTATAGAGACTTCAGGCTTAAGCCATCACGCCCCTATACATATATACTTTAACATATTGAAGTGTCGAAGTCAATACCCAAAGGATATATTATAATATCTATATGTTCGTTAATATATTTAATTATATTATTATTATAGTCTATATCTAAATAATTATTATTATCTATAAATATATTAATATTATTATCTATACCTATAATATTATAATTATTTATATTATATATAATATTATTTATATCTATGTCTATAACGTTATAATAACTAAAGCCTTTAGATTTAATATTAATTATATACTCCATATATATATTACCCCCTTATTGACTATATTATATATATAATATATATTATAGTCTAAAGCTAATAAAGTATTATTTAGGTATAATTATAGTGTTATACTAGGTCAATAAAGGATTAATATTATGCTAAAAACTAAAGAAAAAGAACTGATCGAAGAGTTAAAACGCCTCCGCCTTGAGCGTGGCTTTACCTATCAGGAGATTGCCGACAAGACCGAGGAAAACGATGAACCTGTCTCGTTATCGACCATTAAGCTGGTGTTCTCTGACCGCGACACCCATCAACACGATTACAAAAGGGTACTTAAACCCATAGCCAACGTGCTGCTGCCGTTCGAGGACGACAAGACCGAATCCCAGATCGTGCAGACGATACTCGATTACAAGAACGAGATTATCCGCCAACTTCAGGAACGTATTGATAAAAAAGAATCTCGGTACAGACTTCAGATACAATCTTTGGAAGAGGATAATAAGTTATTCGTTTTAAGGATTCCCAGATTAAGCACCTGAATGAAGGATATTATTATTCGTAAGAAGTTTATTGAGGATACTGAGTGACGATTTTGTGAACGAAATTATGTGGGGATGTATTTTTGTAGGATAAAGCCTTATTCGTAGGGCTTTATTTTTTGTGCTGTGTGAGTGAATCTACTCTATCGTAGATAGGCGTTGGGCGGGGCAGATTTGTTTTTAATACCCCCCCGTGATTTTATATGGTTTTTGTGCAACTTGCATAAAATAAGTTATTAATATAGTTATATTAAAAACTTTTTTTGTATAATATAACTATTATTTTTTTGTTTGTTCTTTTTGGTGGTGGTGTTATTATGGTGTTGGGAGTATTTATGCCCTATATCGTACATAGTATCAAAATAATAATAAGAAAGAGAGGTAACAAACTATGACAAACAATAACATTTTAAGAGGTAACATGTTAACAGATTTACAAGAAACATTAGCAAGTACTATTTCTAGTACCCACGACGTAACACAAACCGCACACGTTGCGCGCCGTGACACTGAAGCAATCGAAGAAAGTACAAACAATTTTTACTATAAGTTTAGACAAGCGGAGTTGACTAAGCTTTTCCGCGATGACTCAAAAACCGTAAACAATTTTATATGTAACAACTACGAAATAATCACAAAGCATATTGTAAAAACCTTGTGTTATACGTTCTATACCACCAAAGCCGGCAAACAATATTATCCAAACTATGCTAGTTTAATTTCTATCGTAAAAAGTGGTTACAATGACCTATTCTTTGAGGATATAGCGCAAGAAGTCGCACTGTACCTTTTGACCAATAGCAATAGGATAACAACCGACGAAAACGGCAAATTTACACTCGATAACTTATACATTGATTTGTTTAAGATGGTACGCAACTTTTTGTACAATAATAAATTAAAGTTGGACAATGTCGAAGTGGCTATAATTGGATACAATGACGATAACGAAGAGTGTGAGACTGTCGCCGTAAATAGTGCTAGCTATAATAGTTGGTTAATGGTTAACAACCAAGACATAGTAGACGATATAACAAACGATTTCAACCGTATATATTTCGACGTTTTACAATATGTGAGATTGACCGAAAAGCCTAAAATATATAATAGTTGTTGCGCCGTACTAGATTTATTAACGCGTGGTTTTAAGAAAAAAGAGATTTGTCAATTATTGAACATTTCTAAGCCGTCTTGCATAAAGTATCATAACATTATAAAAGACGCTTTTGACACACTTTACAAGCGCAACAATGGCAACATCAGAGATACAAGCGCCGCAATAGGTACAACGGCAAAACATGAGTATTTTACAATCGACTTTTCAAATTGTCA